CTGAGCCGCCGCACCTTCTTTCGCCAGGATCGCGTTGTCCTGCGCCGTGCCGAACTCTGCAAACGCCTCTGCGCGCGCGAAGTCCTGCAACACCCGCGCGCTGCCGCTCGTCGGATCCACGTTGCCAGCACCAGCGACCGCAAGCGTGGCCGCAAGCGTCTGGTTCAAATTGCGAAGAACGTAAGCGCCCTGCTGCTGATATTTGATCGCTTCGCTGCGCCCCTGGATCTTAGCCTGTTCAGCCTGGGCGTTGTAAGCGTTGCGCTGCGCGGATGCCGCGTAAAGCTGACCACCCGCTGAAATTGCTGCCAATCCGATTTGCGCGAACTGCGTCATCTTAATTCCCCAGGCTTAGGCGATATTCCATCGCAATCAGGTTTAGCTTCAAAGGATACGATTGCGTTACTGTGATCTTTCCCTCGTCAGTATAGCCAAGAAGGCCGTGGACCGTCTTGCGGCCCGTGAACTCTGGCGTAGGGCTGTCGAGCGGCGTCTTGCCGATCTCCTGGAAAGCGACAAGCGTTCCGTTGATATTCATGTGTTGGCTGTCTTTTACAAGCGCATCGACCTGGATGATCCGCTTCTTAACGCCGACGCTAGTGCCGGTTGGCAAGTTTGGCTCTTGCGGCATGGTAACAATCTCGACCGCAATATCGATCCCGACCTGATAGCTTGCCTCCGCCGCCGGAGAGAACGCCACCGTATAGGGCGATGACGCCGGGACGGTTGTGCTAGATTGCACCAGGCCATCGACCACAATATCAACAGACGTGTTAGGAAGATGATCGACCGTGATTGAAGCTGTGGACGACACGACTTCTGCCGTCAGCGCGCTATCGACAAGAGTGTTGCGATCGAACTGCTCAAGATAGTATTTTGTTGCTTCATTGATCGTGCGCTTCACAATCACATAGACGGTATCGATCTCGACCGCGACCGCGATAAACTCATCGCCCCCGTTGATCCCCGTAATGAACTCGGACGCTGCAATCACGCCCTGGCTGGACAAGACGGAATAAACCGTCATCGAGCCATCTGTGCCGTTTACGACGTAAAGCGTATCCGTTTCGTCCGTGCTGGTTCCGCGGCGCACCGCGATATCCACCGGATCCTTAATTAAGTGCGAACTGAGAACCGAGAGCGGCGTCACGCCATAGCTGTTTGTGCTGTCACTATATTGAAACGCATTGAGTGATTGACCCTGCCGCTGGACAAAGATCGACGCACCATTGAGATCTTCGATCGGCACACCAGCCTTTGCGCCCAAGCGCGTTTGCGGCCGCACCAAAAGAGTGCCCGGAGTGATCGGAGAGCCTTGCGCGTTCGTGATGACAAACTCGCCGCCGCTTGTGAATATCCGAAGATCCGACTGAGACGCAATTCGCGTGATCGCGTTGTATTGGTTGGTGGATAGCGTGGCCTCAACCGACTCATCGTCCAGGCCGGTGCCCGGATCAAAGTTGAAGTAATCGACAACGCGGGAGCCCCAGATCGTATTGGTCCGAGACTTGGATCCACCAAAGTAAAGACGGCCCTGGTGGAACGTGGCCGATCGTGGCCAGCCCCGCGTGCTGCTCCATGTCGCCTCGTATCCGTGTTCGCTTTCCCAATCACCCGCAACAATCCCGGACGTGTCAAAAAACGGGATCGATGTGACCGCTTTCATCTCTGTGTCGCTGACATATTCCACATAACGCGCGCGACCGAACCCGCTTTTAACCTGCAAGTATTCATCGACCGCGGCCGGAGAAAACGCCGCGACCTTGTAATTGCTTGTCGCGTCAGGCGCCGTGTCCCAAGCGGGATAGACCGTTACGACCTTCGTTGACGCAACATAATCCTCAACGTGGCGCGTCTGACCGACGCCCGTTCCGGATGTGATCTCGATGAACATGCCATTCGGCTGGTCGTCGCTTGTGTAGCTTGTTGCGCTTTTGAGCGTGATCGTATCGCTAGATCCAGCCTGCGCTGTGCCCGTGTCTGTCGTTACCGCTGAAGCTGTTAGCGTAATGTTGCCAGTAATTGCGCTTGGCGTGACCGTGAATGTCGGCTCATGCGTATCAAAGGCGTAGGCGTATTTAGGGATATTCGTGAATGGGATTGCCTCCCAGGTCCATGACGTATCGCTGTTGCGGACCAGGCGCTTAGTTTCAAGATCTTCGTGGCAGAGGATCAGCGTATCAACGGCCTGAGTATAATCAAGCTCGTCAAGCATCGCCGCTGTAAGGCCCGTTGCCGTGATATAGTCGTTGCCAGACCCGTTGATATTGGTCTGCAAAACCCCGGCCTTGTAGACATAGATCCGGCCCGCGACGAAAACCAAGAGATAGCTGTCGGTCGTAGAGAACTCAAACGGGATCAATTTGAAGTCTGTGAAGCCCGTCAAATCCCCGATAAACTTTAGGCCATCACGCCGGCGGACCCCCCCCTGGGGCTGGATCATCACATTCTTGGCGCGCTCCAGGCCGTTCTGGTATTGCTGCAAATCCGATCGGCCGCGCAGAAGCGGATCAAGCTCGCCGCTTGTGAAGTTTGTGGCAAGCCGAACGATCCGCATCAGTCACGCACCTGCACCAAAGAATGATCGTCAATCGATTTTGTCAGTTGCCCGCGGCTGTCGATGTTGGCCGCCTCGCGGAACAAACCACCCCGGCCATTCTCCCCAGGAGATCCGAACGTGATGCCGCGATAATATTCCATTTTGCTCGCCTGATCGGTAATCACCATTGCTACCTCGGCCGCCATCGCCATGCGAAGAAGGCGCACGAAGTAAGGCGGCATGAGAGATTCGGAAACCGTTTCTTGATAGTCGATGTAAACCGTCTCAAGGTTTGTATAGAGCTGCGATCCGTAGATCTCCCAACCGTAATTCACGGGACGCGCCGCATCGCTGCCGCTGTCAAAAACCGCAATCACTCCTGTCAGCATGTCGCCAGGAAGCTGATAGGCATATTTCCATTCGTTGATCGGAGCCGTCGCCAGGCGCGCAATCTGCACCTTGCGGAGCGACCACGACCAGGGATACCGGCTTAGAAGGGTGTCGCGCAGATCCGGATAAAGCCGTGAGCAAGCCGTCGCTGCTGGCGTGCCCTCCGCAAAAGATGAAATTGCGCTGGCGCCAAGCATAACCAGCGCATCAGAACAGATCGAAACGTCAGTATCGCCGGCGGCCATTTCGTCACCTCATTGTGGTGAGAGGGGCGACCGAAGCCGCCCCCATCTTTTAGATCACTGCCGTTGTGATAACGCCGGCGGTATTGGTTGCGACCAGGGTCTGACCACCGTCCGATCCATAGGTATAAATCCAATCACCAGTTGTGATGATTGCCTCGACACTGTTGAAATAACCAGAGCCAGCGATTGCCGCCTTGTTATCAGATGCCGATTTATAGCTATAAATGCTCGGAGCATTGCCAGCCTTGGAAGCCGCAACAGTTGCCCAGTTTGCTTGCGCAAATGCCATTGTTCAGACCTCCTTACGCTTCGGTGCAGGAGATCTTAACGATCCCCTCGTCATCGATTGAAACCGCACCGGCCGAGAACATCGAGGAGACCAGGAAGCTGGTTTTCTCCGGGATATAATTGACCTCGGTTTTCTGAGCCATCGACTCGGCATAGCCAACCGAATCCATATGCCATGCGAAGCAAGTCCGGGTGGACGGCTTCGGCACGCCCCCTTCGTCACGATCACCGACCGTGATAAAGCGGAAGCCCATGAACGTATCGATCTCACCGCGGACAAGAGCCTTGACCGTTGCAAAATCGCTCGATGTGGTTTCGGTTTCACCAAGAAGAGCATCAAGCTGGGATGCGTGCATCAAGAGATGACGGCCCTCGGAAGGGACATTCTTCTCGTTCAGCGCCTTAGACGCCGCACGCAGCTTGTCGATGTTCATGTTGGACGCCGCGCCACCTACGGACGTGGCCACCGTCGAAGGCGACGATGCAGCATTCAGCGCATCAATGATGAGCTGATCCATGCGACGTGCGATCGACTTCGACACCACTTCAACAAGCTCACGACGCTCGTCAAAGTTAATGTGCGATTGGTGGAAAATGTCCGAATACTCGGCCGCAATGTAATCCTCCATCGTCGCCGTGATCTGCGAATAGGTCACGTTGAGAGGGGTTACATCCGTCTGAGGGACGCGAGGGGTGGCAACGCCTTTCCCGATCTTCGGGAACTTGACAGTGTTGCCTTGAACGCCGGTGCGCATGCGGGTTGTTCCACGCAATACGGACTCGGCTTGATACGCCTGTTTGACCTCCGACTCGAAGAGGGTAACAAACGCCGTTGTGACGTTCTGCGCCATAGCAGAAACCTCCTTAACAGGTTTTACCAAGACGCGATCCGTTATCCAGAATCGGGCGGTTCGCTTGCGCGTTGTGGCCGCGCCAGGCCATCGGGATTTACCGAGTAGACGGGCCGGGCACGGTTAGCCGTCGAGGCCATAATACGCGCAAGCGATAGCTAAGTAAAGATCAAGCCGATTGGCTGTCCATCCACTGCCGCTCAATGCGGCTTCGGAATGCCTGGTCGGTTTTCCAACGAGGATCCGCGATCGCCGCCTCAAGATCTTCGCGCGTGATTGCAGGGGTGTTCACCGCTGGCGCCACCGGGATGCCCTCATTGGTGATCGCCTGGTGGTATTTCAGAAACGCATTGATCCCGGCTGCGCTATCCAGGCCAGACGCAATGGCATTGCGCTCATCCTCGGAGAGCGGCGCCTTCATAAGCAACCGCTCCGTCATCGCGATCTTGTCCTGGGCGCGCTCACCTAGCTTTGCCATCTCGGCCTGGCGATCGATCTCAAACGTTTCCGCCTGCGCGCCGGTTGCCTCCAGGATCTTGCCGGCCAATTCTTCAAACGCCGCCTGGCTTACGCCGTTATCCTTGGCCCAATCTTTGAAGATATCCATCGAGGGATCTTCTTCATCCAAGCCACGCTCGACCAGGCTAGAGATATCGTATTCCTCTGGCGCCTTGTGCTTGCCGCTCTTGAATTGCCTTTCAAGCTCCGTGTAGCTTTTCGCCAGCTTTTCAACGTCTGGCCCCTCATCCGTCCAGAACTTTTCCGGGAACCCTTCC